GACTAGCGAGGTTGTAATATCCGCTGATGAGTTTAGACAGCTAATGTATGGCCAAAGATATTATGCAGAGGGCAAGGCTATGATGTGGGCCACAAGAGATATAAGTTTAAAGATACTTATGCAGCAGGGCGTTAATATAATTATAGATGAGACTAACACCACAGTACAAGCAAGAGCTAAGCTGCTAAAGTTAGCTACTAAGTATGACTACTATGCAGAGGCTATATGGATAGATGCAACACAGTATATGTGTAGGGTAAGGGCAGCACAAGCAGACCAAAAAGACCTAATACCTATAATTGAGAAAATGAGCGACCAACTAGAGCCACCTGAGTACTCTGAGGGGTTTGGTGATATATGCTATGTAGGTAAGGACCCTGATTTAAGGGAAAAATATAGCCCACTAGGAGAGAGCAGGTGAGCACATGCAAGCCCTAACTAATGAGCAGATTCTTGAATACCAGATAAAGCATAGGCCCAGCATCTGGGCCCAGTATTACACAGGCCTCAGAGGTAAGCCTTATAGATTCGAGCAGCTAAATAAAGATGGAAGCTATGATATAAGACGAGCTAATCAGATAAGCCCAGCAGAACAAAGCATAGGACTCAGAGGGCAGCGACAACTATTGCAGCAGATACTAGATGACCAGCACCCACACAAAGCTACTCAAAAGTCCAGACAATGTGGTATGAGTGAGAATGAAGTTAGAGAAACCTTATGGTTTTGTGATACTCATCCATACACTAAAGCAGTATATGTATTTCCAACCTTTGACCAAGTAGCCGATTTTAGTAAGACCAGAATAGAAGAGGTTATGAAAGACAGCCCGTATATTAAAGACCGTATGGGTATTGACGTAACCACTGGTAAGAAGAAGCAAGGTGAGGATATAGTAGATAATGTAAGGCTAAGAAGAATAGGTAGTAGCTTTATATTTTTCAGGTCAGGACATAGTGCTAAGCTCGGTGAAGGTGTTGATGCTGATGTTATCATATTCGATTAACAACATGGTCGAATTAAAAAGTAGCCATATGCGGGAACGTCCCGAAGACATGCATACTAACCTCAGGTAGTGATACACTGAGGGGCGAAGGGTAACGCCTTAGAGATAGTAAAAAGTGCAATGGAAGGGATAATCCGCAGGAAAGACGTACTCCTAAGGGAGTCGAATCCTCAACGACTATACGCTACTGAATGGAGATTTATTTATAATGTAGCTTGACATTGATTGACAGGATGTAATATAATACCAGTAGAGGATATTTTATATAAAGGGGTGTTATATTATGCTATGTAAAGACTGCGGGCAAGAGTTTGATAAGCTCTATGCACCAAGTAAACAACAATGTCGCAAGTGCTATAAGAGAGAGTGGGAACGCAACGCCAACAAAGACCCTGAATTGCACAAGAAGATTAGAGCAAGGGCTAAGAGAACCTATGGAAATAATAAAGATACTATACTTCAAAGGAACAAGGCCTTCAGGGAAAAAGAATATTTTGACAGCAAGAGGCAAGAGCTACTAATAGCGTGTAATTATACTTGTAGCAAATGTGGACAGCAGTATGATGAAAAGAACTTAACTGTACATCATAAGGACAGACATGGCAGAGGCGTTAAAGACCCAAACAATGAGGACAGCAATCTAATAGTTGAATGCAGAAAATGCCACTGTAATGAGCACCAAGAGGAGCTTATAGCAGCACGTAAGGCTAAGTATGCAGGTCGTTGGGCTAGGAACTACGATTGTTGTACTATGTGTGGTACTACTCAAACTAAGCACAATAGCGGAGGCCTATGTAGGAACTGCTATATGAGAGCACGTAATAAGAATCAAAAGGGATGATATAGTCTAGTCCGACCTCTTCAGTGGGTGACTATTGAAGAGGTGTTAAAGTACCTAGTAATAGGCGGTGGAATCGGAGATAGATAGAATGGCCTCAGGTGTTACTATAGCATTCAATGAGTCTCTAGCCTCTTCAGCATATGGATGGAGAAGGGACGTTAGTACACCAAGTCTACCAGGTGTAGGAGTTAATGCAAGTTTTAAAGACTCCGACCAGCAGCACTGGTGGATTAAATGCCCACACTGTGGCACATGGACTACACTAATACACGACTTTCCTAAAAATGTGATGGAGCTAAGCAAGGACAGCAGAGGCGCACCTAATCACAACCTACACTTAAAGTATCCAGGTATAATAAATGAACATGATACACATGCCTATATATGCTTAAAGTGTCATGAGCCTATATCTGATGAGACCAGGATTAAAGGACTATGGAGGCCACTGTATGATTATAAGACAGCAGTAAGAGGCTACCAGATAAGCCAACTAGTATGCCCCTGGATAAGTGCTACACAGCTAATGAAAAAGAAACTAGACTATAACCTAGACCAGCTATTTGAGAACTATGTTATAGGCAGACCTTACCTAGGTGATAATGTAATGATTACTAAGGCTGATATAATGCGGTGTATAGATACTTCACTTAAGAGCCCTTATGACATACGTAGAAGAGATATTTGCCAGGGTGTTGACTGGGGTAATATGTCATGGGGTGTTAATGCAATGCAGATGCCTGATAATCCAGAAAAGGTTTTAATACTAGATATATGGAATGCAGAGGACTCAGAGGCAGAGACTATAGACGGTCGAAAGACTAACCCACATATACAGCGAGCAGGCGAGAAGATGAGACAGTGGGAGGCAGTGACAGGGGTATTTGATGCTGGTTATGGTAAAGATAGGAACTTTGAACTTATGCAAGATTTCCCAGGAAAAGTATTCTCATGTTTCTACCCTAACTTATCAAGTGCCTCTACAACTAAAGTTAATGACGTATGGAATGAAGAGGACTCAAAGGTAAGCGTAGATAGGACCTTAACCCTACAGACTATGGCTAAGATGTTCAGGGATGGAAAAATAGTTATACCTTTGTGGGTATCACAGAATCCATTGTTTGGTACATTCATTAAGCACCTAACCAATATAGTAATGATAAGGGATATTGAAGAGGATGAGAAGACACACAAAGAAATTATCACTATAAGAGTCGGCTGTATGCCTGGTGGAGACCATTTCGCACATGCTATGAATTACCTAACAATAGCTCTAAGAAAAGAGAGAAGCTCAGGAGGTTCATTCTATATAGAATAATAAATAAAAGGGAGAGGGTATTATGAATATAGGACATGATAACAGTAAACTAGAAACAATGAGAGATTACAGAACAGCAGACAACATGGACGCAGCAACCAAGGAAGAGGCACTAAGAGCTGCAGTAGAGCAAGCAATGGCAGTAGAAGCAGCAATGGCAGCAGTACCTGAGGAGACTAAAGCCAAGATACCACCAGAACTAGTAGAAGAAATTGAGCGTCAAGTTGATGAATCAATTCTAAAAATAATGGCGCAACGTACTATAACAATAGCACCAGGTACAACTGATGCGGAGCTTGAAGCATTTAAAGATATGTGGCGTAAGGACATGCATACAATGGCGCCTAGCCCTTTTGTTGATACAGCTATGAATATAGCAGCAAACTATGACCCAGCAACAAATGATATAAGCATATGGAAGGGTATGACTAAGAGACCAGCGCCAGATTTCAGTACACCGCTAGATACTATACTGCAAAATATAAAGGCAGAAAAAGCAGACCTCTACACGCTCACAGTAGACAACAGTGTAAGCGACCACAAAGTAAGTCAGATAGCAGAACAACTAAGTAACCTATTTAGTGCTAAGGATATCACAGCACCACTAGTTGTAGTAAGGGATACAACTAGGTTAGCAGGCCAAGAGTACTTTGAGTTTTCAGTGGCTCTACTACTATTACAAGCAGGCTACAGAGTACAACGTGAGAATTGGGACGGCTACCTCTTCATGATGGATAATGTTATATATCACAGCAACGATAAGCCAGGTAAAGCCTGGGTTCCAACAAATAAAGCACTGTGTGCGCTTAATTGGAAAGTAGTAAGATGACTACGTTTATAGCACTACTTATGTGGATATGTGTAGCAGCTGTGCTAGAAGACAGGGAGAGCAAAAGAAGATATAAAGACGCAGAGGAGCAACCAATAGAAGAGCCTAAAGCATCTACAGATGACACATACAGCGGAGCACAGATATATGAGTATGCTAAATATAAAGACCTACCAAGGCATGAACCAATTAGGTCACAGGGGCGCAGCAAGCGAGAAATAGGTAAGCACAAAAAGCCTAAATAAGCTATTAATAATATATGCAAAATGGTACTATATAGATGAATAGCCAGATATTACATGAGTAAGGGAGTTGATATTTTATGGCAGACCAAATAGGTTTAACAAGAATCTACACTAATGTAGAAGAAAAAACTAACCCAGCTAAGGTACAGTGCTCACTATGCAAGGTATACGCAGTGCCTAGAGGCATAACTAGTACTAGACCTAATGCAGCTGGAGAGAAGCACTGTCCTAATTGCGGACACATTAATGACAGGGACAACTTTAACTAGGTAAGAACAAAAGGAGCTGAGGAGGCCAGTCTTCCGAGGCTCTTTTATAATATAAGGAGGTGTACTATGAGCGACATTCTAGACATATATGAGCAAGCGCCTAAAGCAGAAGAGCTATTGAAAGCCTTTGACAGTGGCAAGCTAAGCAATGTAAAAATAAATGAGCCTAAGTCAGCAATCATTGACCCTTATGATGTAGAGGGCATAATGGGACTAAGGGCTAAGCCTACAGCAATAACATTCTCTACCCTAAGAAGCATGGCCCAGGTGCCAGCTATAGCAGCTATAATAAATACTAGACTAAATCAAGTAGCAAGGTTTGCAAGAAGACCAAGGTTTGAAGGTGACATGGGCTTCAAGATAGTGCTTAAAGACAGTGACGCTACTATGACAGACCCACAAAAGAAGAGAGCTTTTGAGATAGAAGAGTTTTTCATGCGTACAGGGGCAGCACCTAATGCTAGGCGTAAAGACAACTTTGATAGCTTCTTAAGAAAAATAGTAAGAGATACACTAACACTTGATGCAATGGTTTGGGAAAATGTAGCTAGTAAGAGAGGTGAAGCCTCTGAAGTGTGGGCCGTAGATGGTACTACTATTGAAATAGTATCTAGTAATCCAGCAGGTGAAGAGGCGCAGGTGCCCGTATATGAACCAATTACAAACAGAGGTAAGAAGGACAGTGGCCACATAGCATATGTACAAAAAATAGATGGTCAAATAGTGGCAGAGTACACTGAGGATGAGCTCACTTATGCAATTAGAAACCCACGTACAGACATAAGAACCGTAGACTTTGGTATGTCAGAACTAGAGACTTTAATAGAGATAGTCACAGGTATCATGAATAGCATAAGATATAATACCAGCTACTTTAGTAATAGTCATTTACCACAGGGTGTACTTGAAGTTGTGGGTAAAGTTAAAGATGAGCATCTAGAGGCATTCTCAAGGCACTGGAAGACAATGACAGAGGGTGCAGGTGGTAAGTGGTCGGTGCCAGTACTAGGCATATCTGAAGGCGCTGGAGTTAAGTTTACACCCTTTCATAACTCTAATAGGGACATGGAATTTAACGAGTTCCTTGAGTTCTTATTCAATATAGCATGTGCAGTGTATCAGATAGACCCAACTGAAGTAGGCTTTAAGAGCTGGACCAGCGGCAACAGCATGAGTGCTTCAGATAATACAGAGGCTAAGATGGACCAGTCTAAGGACAAGGGCTTTATACCTCTAATGCAATTCTTAGCTAATACGTTTAACTCTCAGATAGTAGACCATATAGACGATGAATATTGTCTTATGTGGGTAGGTATAGATGAAGAGGATGAAGATGCTAAGTGGAATAGATACAAAATACAGATAGATTCAGGTGTAGTACAGGTAGCAGAGGTCCGTAAAAAAGAAGACATGGAAGAGGTACTAGATGAAGAGGGTAAACCTGCCTCATGGACCTTAGCACCAGGTAATACAGTACTTATGCAGGTATTTATGTCAGAGTTACAAGCTAAGCAGCAGGCAGAGCAAGCAGAGCAGCAGCAAGCACAGCAAGGCCAAGAGCAAGAGCAAGCCCAAGCAACTTCAGACGATGCGCATAAAAAGAACCTTGAAGTTATGGATAAACAACACGGCCAAAGCATAGACATGCAGAACCTACAGCATAAGCACGACATGGAAGGTAAGAGCGCAGACCAAAAACACCAAACAAATATAGAGGCTATGAAACAGAAGGCAGCTGCTAAGGCTAAACCAGGGCAACCAATAAAGAAGTCATTAAATGATGATGAGCCCCTTGAGGTAATAATAGACTGGGCAGATTATTAGAGAGGTGGAATATGAAAGTGCAAATGACACTACCACTTAAAATGAAAGAGCTTACAGAGGCACAGAGAGCTGCAGTAGTAGAAGAGTTAAGCAAAGCTATGGGAGTAGCAGGACCTATTACCTATATGCAAGCACCTGAAAAGGAACACAATATATGGGCGCTTAATGATAATAGTATGCTAGCAGATGCAGAGGAGGAGCTATACCATGAGCTAGTAGAGCCAGCGTTCAATAACATGGCTGAGCTTATAGCAGCGCTAGGCCTCTCCAATGAACATGTAGAAATGACTAAATCACTAGGTACAGAGTTTATGGCATATCAAGAAGAACTCATAAAGAGTGCACGTAGACCCAATAAACTAACAGAGCTATGGAATATAGCCAAGCGTAAGCGTAAGGACTTTATCAAGTATCTACAGGGGCAGGATAATTGGAGCAAGCAAAAGCTCAAGCAGATAGACGGTATATTAAAGCAAGACCTACCAAACGCTGAGAAGGTAGCAGAGAAGTATGCAGTAAGAGCGGCATTTATAGCTAAGATAAGAAATAAGCAAGATACAGAGGCACTGAAAGCTACAGGCGCTTATGTGGACCGCTTTCCTACCACTATAAAAGCAGCTAGGCATGAGGGTGTAGTGTTAACAGCAGCTAAAGACCCTGCAATAGAAGTTCTAGCTAATTTAAGTCCTACAGTTACAGAGGCTGAGTTAGACGAAGCACTAAGAGCAGCTAGAGCTAAGCGTAATCTAGCTATGCATAATTATGAGATATTACCTCTACAGCCTCAGGAAATAAGAACTGTAGAGAATGCAGAAATAAGGACCGCAGATAAGATAGCAGAGGTAGCAGAAAAGCACAGAGCAGGTATAAAGCAAGTAGTACTACAAGCTATCAATGGTCGTTGGTCCGCTGCTAAATTAGCCCAAATGTTATTCGACAAGTTCGGCGAGCAAAACAGGGACTGGAGGCGTGTAGCTATCACAGAGCTTGCAATGGCCTCTAGTGACGCATTCTTAGCAGGATGTGAAGAAGGGGACCAAGTAACAGTGAATACTGTAGAGGGCTCATGTAGATACTGTAAGCAATATCTAGAAGGTAGAACCTTTACAGTAACTCACAAGGCAGAGCTAATGGGAACTAATTACAGTGACGAAATGAACTATGTTTGGGTGGGTAAGACTAACTATGGCAGGCGTGTAGCAACTTATATACCTTGTATTCCGCTGCATCCTAATTGTAGACATATGTGGCATAAACTATCAAGATTCTACAGCATGGTAGATGGTAAGCCAACACTGAGATCACTTAAAGACTTGATCAATGAAGAACGTATCAGAAGGGGAATTGGAATTGATGAAAATTTGAAATAAAAAAGGGGCCTGCTATTTGTTAGCAGACTCTAGTAATAATTTTATTGCTCTATCTAATAATTTAGACAGAGGTATATCAGTTTCTTTTGAGTAGTCTTTAAGCTCCGTCCATATAGCTGTATTGACTGAGTTAGCTATCGGTGTTCTTGTTTTTAAATCTTTATTTGCCACTATAATCACCTCAAAAATATTATACTACAGCTAGATAATACTTGCAAGTCCTAGGACATTGGAATATAATAGTGGTAGAGGTGATTTTATGGAAATGAAAATTTGCAGTAAGTGTGGGGCTGAGCTACCTGCAACTAAAGAGTATTTCCATATTAGGAAAGATGCTAAGGATGGCCTTAGAAACGAATGTAGGGAATGCAGAATTAAAAGAGAGCGGCAGCGCTGGGAAAAGAATAGAGTGGCTATAAGTAAAAGGCAAAAAGCCTATTGCTTGGAACATAAAGAAACTATTGCTGCAAGGGCAAAGCAGTACTACGATATAAATAAGCTAAGTATACAGGCACAAAAGAAGCAATATAATAGCAAAAACAAGGAGCACAAGGCTACATGGAGCACCCAGTATCGTAAGGAACATAAGGTGGCCATAGCTGAGCAAGCAAAACAGTACTATGAAACACATAGGAAAAGCATCCTTGAACAGAAGAAACTGTACCAGGCAGAACATGCTAAAGATATTAGTGTACGTAGAAAACGCTACTATGAAGAAAATAGGCCAGCTATATCTGAGCGCAGCAAGCAGTGGGCACGTAATAATAAAACTAAACGTGTTATCATACGTCAGCGTAGAAAGGCTAGAGAATATGCGTTGCCTGCAACGTTAACAGCTGAACAGTGGGCGCAAACTAAAGAATACTTTAATAACAGGTGTGCTTACTGTGGCCGCAAACTTGAGTTAACACAGGAGCACATTATACCAGTAGCCAAGGGAGGCCATTACAGCCGAGAGAATATTATACCAGCATGTAAGACATGCAACAGCAGCAAGCGAGCTAAGGACTTTATGCAGTGGTACCCTACTTATAAATACTACTCAGAGGAGCGAGCAGACGCTATTATAAATTATATGAACTCTATATAACAGAGGAGGTTACAGCATGCTATATGACGCAGACAAACTAGAAATTATAAGCAAATCAGTGCTCTATGATTACTTAGACCCAGCAGCATTTCCAATGGAGGCTTCACAGATGCTATTTAGAGGTATAGGTGCTAATGAGCTAGCATTTATAAAGGAGCACGGATATATAGCTTCTAAAGGAAAGGGAAATGATTCAGACCAACAGCAGGCGGTAACCTGCTTTTCCCAGTTATTTAGTCAGGCAGAGGGTTATGCTATCAGCAATTATACATTGTATGGTGAGAAACAAGCTTACGTGCTTGTAGTGACACCACCAATAAACGCTGTAGAAAATGAGCTAGGAGAGACAGAGGTACCAGGCACAGTGCCTGAAAGTGCTATAGTAGCCATAATACCAATAGAGCAGCTACAGAAGTCAATCACAAGAGCAGAGGCTAAGAAGGTGCACAAAGACCTACCGCCTGGAGGTGAGTGGAAGACAGTCAGAGGAAGACATATATATGTACTCAATGGTAAAATACTGGCAGGCAGCTTAGAGGGTGCTAGTGGTAATGCTAAAAAAGCCACACGAGCACAGCTAAGCGAACATCAAGTTGAACTAGATAAAGAAGTTAAGAAGAAAAAAACTACAGCTAAAACCTCTACAGTGGCTAAGAAGCCAGTAGCTAAGACAAAGAAGACCACGGAGGTTAAGCCTGCCCCTAAAAAGACTATAAAGCCTGTAACAGATAAAAAAGCAGCTGCAGCAAAGACTACAGCTAAGGCACGTAAAGATATAGATGCTATAGCTAACAGCAGACCAAAAGAAAAGAAAAAGGCTGAAGTGCTACCAAAGGATAATAAAAAGAATGTAGAGGCAGTACTAGCAGGTGCCAACAATAAAGGTACTAAGCTAAAAGCTAAGACAAATACTAAAGCGGAGCTAGACAAACTAATAGCAGCCAGTGATAAAAAGAAGAGACAACCTAAACCACCTACGGTCAAAGACTTAGATGAAATGTTTGGTGCCTCTACACCTAAAGCTAAGCCAGAGGCTAAAAAACCTATTAATAGCAGGTTTAAAAAGGTGCAGGATGCAGGTACTTCTACAGGCGAAAAAATACCATCTAAAGCGGCCAATACAACGGGTAGTAAGAAAACCAAGGTAGCTGACATAAGGTCTGAGAAGCAGGTTAATCATGATGTAGCCTACGATACAGGGGTTAAGATAGGTGGTGCTAGGAAGGATATGGCAGAGCTTAGGAAAGCCACTGATAAGCTGATGAGCGACAGCACAGGACAATCCCTCGATGCACTGGAGAACATGGCGCCTGAAGTAGCACAGCGCTACTGTATCAAGAAAAATTTAATAAATCCAGTGGATTTTGAGGCAGACTACAAGAACGGCATGGATATAAAAACAGCTATGTGTAAACAGCTTATCTATGACCGCATAGCACCGAAGCCACCAGGAGATACAGCAGAAGATAGGCAATTATACCTAAATGCAATAAGAAGCCTACAGAGGACACTAGAGCCTATTAAATCGTGGGATGATTTTAGAAATGCAGTAAGTGACTTAGGTAATCAAATGAAGAGGGAAACACCAGCATTTTTAAAGAATCAACAAGACTATTTAGACTATGCTAAAAGGGAAGCAGCCAAAGAGCCTAGTGCCTCAGACTTGATGGAGCGTGATTATAAGGCTGATAAGTGGAACCACATAACACCCGAAGAGTGGAAAGCTAAGAAGCTAGCCCGTATAAAGGAAGTTGAGAACTCTATAAAGCAGCATCATGAAGCAGCTGCTAAGCCTTATGCGCCTCTGGGTGATAAGCTAACTAACTTCTTTACTAACTATGAAAGCCGTAACAGAACCTATGACACTATGAATAAGAAGAAGCTAGACTGGGGTAACTACTTTGCTCAAGCTAAGGCAGAGGCCGACAAGCCTAAGGAAAAGAAAGTGCCTAATAACACAGTCAGGTGGGAGCGTGTAATGCCTAGAAAGATACAGAGGTCAGGTGGTAGACCTACACCAGTTAAGAAGCCTGAAGACATGGTAAAGACCTTTAAGTTTAAAGGTGTTGAGTTTGGGAACTATGTAGATGACAAAAGTGGTAACTTCCACTTAATAAAGTGTGCAGAGGCCTTCCAGGACTTAGCTGATATATTAGGTATGAAGGACAAAGACGTATCGTTAAATGGTAGTTTATCAATGGCATTCGGAGCCCGTGGTAAAGGTGCAGCATTAGCTCACTACGAACCAGTGGCAAAGGCTATCAATATTACTAAGAATGGTGGCGCTGGAACACTAGCTCATGAGTGGGGTCATGCACTTGATAATCTTATGTATCAAGCAAGTGCTGGGCATAGTTCACTTAACTACGCTTCAGAGGGTATGCAGGACCAAGGGTCTCCAGCAGTTAAAGCAGCCTATAAGGACGTTATGCACGCTATAATGTTTGGTAATGGTAACGGTAAAGACACCGTGGAGAATAAGCATAAGACGTACTATAGCTTCCACCCTAGCTTTAAGAAGGCCGTAGAAGAGTTTGGTCTAGGTGGCGCTATAAAGAAAGCTACAGATATGATTAATGAGAAGGCTACTCATAACAACGAATACTATGAGAAGCTCAGAGGCAGATACGATGATAAAACTATAGATAAAAAGATACTAAGCAATGAGCGTAAAAGAAAGATGGATATAAATGACATGGTTCAAGAAATGGCCTACCACCACGAGAAGCGTACAGGAGAGAAGTTAGATAACATACCAGTATACTCAGGTCACTCTCAGTACTATGTGGACTCTAGTAAGCAAGGTGGAAAAGATAACAAGTACTGGACCAGCAACTGTGAAATGTTTGCCAGAGCCTTTGAGAACTATGTTGAAGGTAAAATGAAGACAGGGCCTATTAAAAATGATTACCTAGTACACTATACCTACGAGAAAGGTTTTGCTACGTGTCCAGCACCTTACCCACAAGATGAAGAGAGAACAGCTATTCATGCACAATTTGACAAGCTAATGGGAGCTATAAGAAGCTCAGGGGCTATACAAAAGGCGCTAGCTATAGAAGCACTAGAAAAATCTATGGGTATTAATATAGCCGAGCATATAGACCAGTCTAACCGCAATGCCTACAATGTGCCCAACACTGAGGGTGTGCTATGGATACCAGTAAATAGATTAAGCTGCCCCTACCAAACAGAGGCTGCATTGAACTTTGACAAGATACAAGAGAACGTAGAGCATATGAAAGCAGGTGAGAACCTGGAGCCCGTAGTAATTGGCTACGATTATGATGTGCATGATGGTCACCACAGGATAGAGGCTAGCAAGATAATGAAGTACACCCACATACCCTGCATAGTAGGTGGTTCAAATGACCTACAGGTGCAAAGAGCTGATGAAATGTATAGAGAGATATGGAAGTCTGTCAATAAAGAGTTACCACCTGGTGGCCGCTGGGTCACTGTAAGAGGTAGACACACATATATTAAAGATGGTAAGGTACTAGCAGGCGCTATATCTAGCGTACACTTATCTAAAAGACCTTTGTATAGTAATAGTAAGAGGGGTAAGCAGGACAGTGACACCAGCCCCCAAAACAAAAAGGATGTGTCAAATATGAAAAAGAAAGAGGGAATTTCTAACAGTGGAAGAGAAGAAAGTAAAACAAGAGCTATCGGAGGAGACGCTAGCAAGGCTAGACAAAATGAAGCAGGACGTAATAGCGGAAATGATAGCAAGAGGATGGAGCAAGGAGCAAGCGGAGGAGCAAGCGGAAGCACTCATGTAAAATACCATGAAGTAGCGCCTAGGGAATTTCACAGTGCTATAGCAGCTGCAAAAGCTAACAATAGCCACGGAGCCTTTGTAGACCTACACGACCTGGACGACTATAACGGTGACAAGCTGCTAATGTCACCAAACGGCGGTGCAGGTGTAGCAGTAACACCTGATGGCAATATAATATCAGTGTTCAAGGACCCAGCTAGTAAAGAAAAGGGAGCTATGCATAGTATCCTAATGAATGCACTAGAACACGGAGGTAAGAAGTTAGATTGTTTTGATGGAGCGCTACCTACGATGTATGCTAAGTATGGAATGACACCAGTAGCTAAGTGCAAGTTTAGCAGAGAGTATGCACCTGAAGGTTGGAACTTTGAAAGGGATGGAGAACCAGATGTCATCTTTATGGTCCACAACGGAGACTCAATGGATAGGGTAAAAGATAACTTTGGAAAATACCCAGCAGCGGACCTGAGTAAGGCGCCCTATGTAGACGAATACGATGAAGGCCTAGCTATGCAGGATAAGTATCTAAAATAAAAGAAAGCCAGTGAGTTATTAGCTCGCTGGCTTTTTTGTTGTCCTCACAGGCTCATTAATATAGAAAAGGCGTAGAGCAGATTTAGCATGCCTAGAATTAGGCCAGTAATGGCAAGCCCCTTTTTTGTATGGCGTTGGCCTATAGCAATGGAAGAAAATGTAATTGCTAATATTGCTACTATACCAAAAAAATTTAAAAAGCATGAGACAAGTCCTAATACAAACCCTGCAACAGCTGTTCCACTTGTAGATACATTTCTATGTTGTTCACTCAAATTAATCACTCCTTTTTTATCAATATACTATTTAATACCTAAAAGTATACCTAATTTTTCTAGCTAATGTAAATAAATGTGAATATCTGATAGAATGGGTTATAGATGGAAAGTCTTTAACGAAATTTATATAGGAAAGAAGGATGATAAAATGAGCTATATTAAGGGCATTGACATTTCAAACAACAACGGAAGCATTGACTTCAAGGCAGTAGCAGTAGATGGCGTAGGTATTGTATACCTAAAAGCCTCTGAGGGTACTACCATGCAGGACTCTACCCTAGCTAGCTTCTATACAGAGGCTAAGGCACAAGGATTAAAGGTGGGGGCGTATCACTTTTTAGTTGGCACAAGTGAACCAGAGACACAAGCTGCAAACTTCTATGCACAGATAAAAGACTATGACTGGGACTGTGTACCAATGATGGATGTAGAGACTAACTTCACAGGTTTAGCTGACTATGTTATAAGGTTTATTGCTGCATTTAATGCACTAAGTCCACTTACACTAGGTATCTATAGCTACACTAGCTTTATAGAATACTTAGCAGACGCAGAGGCCACTATAAAAGATATGCCTTTCTGGGAAGCTAACTACGACAACGACCCTTGGAACCTACCTACTAACACTATCTTTACTAACAGAGTAGGCCACCAATACACTGAGACAGGCTCTATTAGCGGTGTAAGTGAGGGCTGTGATGTAGACTCTTTCACAGAGGGTATATACTCAGATGCTACTACAAGCACTGCAGGAGCATGGACTGAGACAAATAACAAATGGTGGTATAAACATACAGATGGCACTTACTCTAAGTCAGCCTGGGAAAAGATTGATGGTAAGTGGTACTACTTTGACTCAGAGGGCTATATGGCCTATGACTGGAAAGAAGATGGTAATAACTGGTATCTATTAGGCCACGCAGACGATGGAGCTATGAAAACAGGTTGGAATAAAACAGGGGGCAAATGGTACTACTTTGACCTAACTACTGGGGCTATGCAAACTGGCTGGCTAAAGATAGATGGCGAGTGGTACTACTTAGGTACAGATGGAGCTATGAAGACTGGGTGGATAAGTGACGGTGGTAAAGACTATTGCTGCTACTCATATGGTGCTATGATAAGCAATTGTGACCTATATGGTTATAGATTCGATACTAACGGGGTAGCTACTAAAATAAGCTAGTTCTAGTGTAAATATCTGTTAATATCTGATAGAATGTGGTGTAAAGACATAAATATTTACACCACATTTTTTAATAAAGGGGGTACACAAATTATGGATACAACAGAACCTATATTATATATAGACTTACAGAAGAGTGTAAGCTGGAAAGAAGAACTCCATAAGCGTACAGCTAATGGCCGTTTCACTACAGTTCGTACAGGGTCTAAGATTGTTACATCCACTGGTAAAACAGGCGTCGTAACAAAAGTAGGCGATGAGCACTACCACTATAGGGATGACTCAACAGGTAAGCTAGGTAAAGTCGCTAAAAACAACGCTATACATCATGCAGACCACGCTAAGGCTATGGAAGCTCAAAAGAAGGCAAAGAGAAAAAAGGCTGCAGCAGCTAAAGGAACAGCCACAAAAGTTACCAATAAAGCTAATGGCCATGGTAAGGCAAAAGAGCTACCAATACCAAAGACTAAAGCTGCAGAGGCTAAGAGCACAAAGAAAACCTCTACAGCAGCAAAGAAGGCTACAGTGGCAGCCCCTACTACAAAGGTGACAAAGACTAAGCCTACAGAGGCTAAAGTTACAAAGACAGCTGCAAAAGCTAAGCCAGCCACAACTAAAGCGGCTACAAAGAAAGCTACAGTAACACCAGCTGCACCACTAGTAATTACACCAAAGGGCACAGCTAAAGCTAAGTCTAAGAAAGTGAAGAAGGTTATACCTCCAGCACCGAAGCCAACTGACAGCGTATTTGATGCGTCACCCAACTCAAGAGGCAACGTAGCTGCAAAGGTTAAGACTACACCTATTAAGAATGCAGGCAAAAAAGCAGTAGACCCTATGGATGATAAGCAAAATCAAGAATTAAAGAAATATGAGAATATGGAAAATGATAGGGATACAACTCAAGATATAGACAATATGTGGAACAGCAAGCCAGTGCAAAGACTAATGAACCGTGCCCCTGAAAAGCGCTCAGAGGACGATATTAGAGCACTAGCAGGTGATATAACAACAAAGAACGATAAGCTAGCTAGACACGCAACGCTTCAAATGGGTAAGGCCAGAGGCTTAAACCTACTAATGCAACAAAATAGAATAGGTGATGTAGGCCAAAGTGGTAATGGTGAGGTAATCAATCAAGAGACAGGTTACTACGGAGACCTATTACAAGCAGCTAGAACTTCCATGTATGAAACTCTGTACAAGATTATGAAGGGCAGCCAAAACCCTAAAGCAGGTGCAAGTATAGGAGCGCATGTAGTAAACAGGATGAAGCAACAATTACACGGTGACATATATGACCTTATGCATGATGTACCAGCACCGCATGAGATACGTACTGCTATAGCTGATATGGAAAGTGGTAGAAAAACATTGCAGCAAACACTGGGACGTAATCCTGAGGACAAGGAACTAGCAGAGCATCTTCAAGCAACTTCTAAGCGTTTCAAAGAAGCACCTATAATGGACCACCCAACATATGATGAAAAGACTAATCAATGGGTAGGTTTTAAGAACCGTATTGCAGACCCAGTGGAGAGGCTAAGAGCTTTAAGCACTTATGCAGCTCAACAAAAGGCTACATCTATGGACAAAAACATGGCCTCTGAGGGTGAAAACGAGGTAAATGTAGGCACTAACCTTAAAGACGAAAACCTAACACCTGATGAAGCCTATGAGAGAAAAGAGAGACAAAAGGAACTAGAGACTGATATACCAGCAGCCCTAGACCAACTAGGCCTAAATGAAAAAGAAAAGATGGTATTTATGACTATGTTCGGAAGCCCTTCAGCTAAGATTAAACGTGGCAATCTTACAATGGACGAGACTGCAGAGATTATTAATAATGAAGGTGGCTATGACGGTGGCCAAAAAGCTAATAAACAGTGGGTAAATAAATACTATAGGTCAGCTATGGAAAAAATCATAGCAGCTAGAAAGAGCAATCATCCAGCATTACAAGAACTACAAAGTAAGTTTATGAAGTCTTTATTCTTTGACTTAGTGTTTAAAGCTCTATATGAATATGACCTTATTAAGTCTATGCATAGCTGGGGTATAGGTATAGAGACACTACACCAGGAATATACTAGAACAGCTGGAGCAGCTAACCTTTTATCACTAAGGAAGTCATTAGCACCATATGAATATATAGGCTCAGTAGTAACTACAGAGGACGGGGGTATACACGCTAGAATTGTAGAGTTCGCAGTACCAGATGATACAGCACTTTACAAGTCATTTTCAGCGTCAATGGACCAATTAAAAAAATCCATGTTCCCCCACGTAGGAAAATCTAACCATGAAATAAATAAAAAAGCTGCAGACTATGTAAAAGCAAATAAAGCTAAGTATAGCTCAGCCTCTGACGCACAACATGCAGCAGCAAAAGCTAAGAAGGGTGACCTTACTTGGTCAGAGAAATTACTGCTAGACAATCCTGGCAGTGCTTGGCTTAGCTGGGGTGGTAAACGTATCCTTATTGCCGTGGGGGACGGTAAGGTACTATATGACTCTAGCAATGAACAGCACAGAGACACACATAACAATGGAGCCTCTGAGGATAAGATAGACTTTCACCACGAAAAAGATAAGCTAGCAGAGCAAGGACTAGAAGACACTGAGGAGAGTAGAGCTAAGGTAAACGATGGTATACAAGCCTTTAAAGAACAAATGGACGATATGAGAACTGAGTGGAAAACCAAAGTACAGCCTAAGCTTAGGGATGAGAATGAGCATAAAGTAGGTAATGCCTACATGAATATGACTGAGGCTCAGCGTAAGGAAGTAGAGGACGCTCAGGACAAGAAATATGCCGTGGGTAAAACTATATTTGAGTGGCATGAGGCAGCTATTACTGAGGCTGCAAATGAACTACGAGCTAAGGCAAAGGACATTGATGCAGACGACTCACTTGATAAAGCAGGTAAGAAAGCAGCCCTAGACGCAGCTAAGGAAGAGTTTGCACTTAAAATGCAGAAAATAGGCGGTGCAAAGTCTAACGGTATGGGAACTAAAAAGAAAATGATACCAGTAGGCACCACTGTACTTAACCTGCCAGATGTGGACTCAGACAGCTCAAAGGCTGCAATAGCTAGGCACATAGGAGAAGCGGAATTAGGTAGAGGTAGAGACGACGTAGGAAAGAAGATGCTTCCTGAGGGTACTTTCATGATAGGTAATCCCGTAACAGGCAAGACAATGGTAGTTAAGATTAAAAATGGTTTTGGTACTGGAGGTACTAAGACTACATGGACCTCAGCTATTACAGAGGCTTTTGACCCAGACGGAGGTGAGCATGAAGCACTAACATCTTGGGGTGGACTTGGTAGAGCTCTAGGTCTTAAGAGTAAAGACATGCAAAATGACATAGTCGCAAAGGCTAATGACCAGGAAGATAAACCCTTTGTTAAGCAAATAAGCGAAGAAGAATACAATAGCATGAGAGCAAACACTAAGGTAGGCCTACAAGAGAGTATGACCCACAAGGACTTTAAGCTAGTAGACCAGCGCCTTGATAAGGACAACAAGTTATCAAGTAGCACCTATGCACAAGATATGCCAGACGGGACACAAAATACCTTTACAGTGGACGCTAAGGGGCATATCACTGACCCAGTAATGGCTAGACTTATAAGCCAAACTAAGCCTATTAAGAGCGTAGATGACCTACACGATGTATTAAAAAATGCAGTAGGTAATAGAGCCTGGGTAACTGCTCACTTCGGTAGTGACATACATGTAGGCAGTGCACTAGGTCATCACGTACAATTGGAATATGATGGTAAGGGAGCGCCTAGAGTAGTCGGTGGTGTATATGATGGCTATAGATTTATAGACACCAGAGATATACCAAAGGACTCAATAGACCCAGCCACAGGGGAACCTATTAAAGCATTATTTAAAAATGGTAAGCTAGTCGACAGAGGCTTAACTACTAAGAATGATGTAGCAATGGATAAGGGCAACCCAGTAATGTACAAGGATGGAGACAAGTACAAGAAGGGTAAAATACACTCTATAGAAGACGGAAGCTATAAAATAACTGATAGCAAAGGCAACGTAGTCGGAATGTTTAAGAAGGACCAATTGAAGCCAGTTAGAGCAGAGGGTAAGACTAACTCAAAGAGTGGCCAAGCCGTAGTGAGACTAGCTCAAGATGGAATGCACAGAGCCGATACTAATGCTATGTTTACAGCTGAAAATGACAAAGACCAAAAGAAATTAGATAAGGCTAGAGACCTATTTAGTCAAGCCCTTCAAAAGGCAGGGGTAAGCAGAGCCTTTGATAAAGAGGGTGTACTAAATAAGGACCTAGAATTAAATGATGAAACTATGGCTAAGCTTAAAAAAGTACTCGGTAGGTCAAAGGCAGGAAAAGTACTTCTTGACCAATTTAAGAGTGCTTACACTAAAGAGTTAGAAATACACGTTCCTGATAGTTTAAAGGCTCAAATAGAGGCTGAGGGTGTTTCTGTTGGACCTAACGGTACAGCTAGAATATCGGTAGGTAAATTTGAGCAATTAAGGGATGTACTCGGTGGCTTATCTATAGACAGTGGCGCAAGAAAGCACCTAGAAGAGCACTTTAACAGAAAAGATAGAAAGCCTATGGAAGAACGTATGCCTGAGATAATAAAGAACTACGACCCACGAAGCGTAGATACAAAGACAGCCTTTGGTAAAGCCTACAGAGACCAGTTTAAAGACGATAGCTTTATGATGGAAAAGGATAAAGGCCTCTACGGTGTTCAACTTCAAGGTGTAACGCACTTAATTGAAAGAGGCAGAGGTATTGTAGGTCACGGAATGGGTATAGGTAAGACAGCCACAGGGGTTGCAGCTGCTATGCACTATAAAGCTACACAAATAGCTAACGGTGAGAAGCCTAAGAAAACTCTTATAGTATCACCAGCTGGTATTCAAAGCGACTGGGGTAAGGAAATAGGAGGTAATACTAACTCTAGGGCCCTTTATATAGGCTCACAGGGCACACTTAAAAAGAACAATGCAGACGGTACAGTTATGAAGGCAGCTAATGGTAGAAATATGTTTGGTCAAAACGGTACAGAGCAAGAGAGCGTAGGTGCTAAACAATTCCTAAAGAACATGGATAGCATAGGCAAAGAAGACCACGACTTCCACATCATGAGTTACGACCAATTTAAAAAGATGAGGCATGAGATAGCTAATTCAGGTCTATACGACAATATCATAATAGATGAAATCCATGCATTTAAAAACCAAAGTGGCCAACGTGGTAAGTCACTTGCAGAGACTACTGATAAGTTTAAAAACGTTTGGGGGCTATCAGGTACACCTATGGAAAATGACGCCAGAGAAGTGTACTCTCTAATAGACACAGTAACAGGTGGTAAACATGCTCTAGGTACTAAAAAAGAGTTTACAGACAACTATCTGATGAAGGATAAAAATGGTAAAATCATAGGTGTAAAAGAGAATAAGGCACATAAGCTAGGGGATATTTTAGCTAACGTGGTCCAATTTAGAGCAGGCACAGACGTTAAGCGTACTGACAACAGCACAATCCAGTTCCCACAATTAGTAGGAGCAACCTCAGAGGCTAATCCTAACCCACAAAGTGACTTCATAGGCAACATGGTAGACAGGAACCGTGACCATCAAACTACTGACTACTATGGAACTAAGCACTCAGTGTTTGACTACAAAGGTGACATGCAGACAGTGACAGCTAAAGATGGCAGCACATACGAAGTACCAACTACAGAGCCTACAAACCTAGATAAGGATACAGAGGACTTCTATAGCAAGTACAGAGAGCTACAAGCACAGCATCTACCTGAATCTAAGTTAAAGGAACTAGCGCAAGCAGCCTCTACAGGTTATGACACTGGAAGTGCAAATAGCAAGAGCAGCGGTAAGAACTATCTTACAGCTATGCAAAAGCTACAAAAATACCTAAACGGTGGTAAGCATATAGAGAACATGTATGTACCTGGAGGTGGAAGTGCACTTGACTCAGAGGCTACAGGGGAGCAAACAATAGCAAAGGCACCAGGTAAAAAGAAAGCTGAGGGTATGAAGCCTTATAATCCAGTAACAGGTGAAGGTCATTACACAGTGGACAGCGACGGGCACAAAAGATACTTTGAAAGTGATGGTAAAGGTGGCTATAACAGAAATGCAGATGGTTCTCCGAAGCTACTACCGCCACTACACTATAACAACCCTAAAGCACAGTACCTAAAGCAAAGACTAAATACTTACTTAGACGCATTAGCTAATGAAAACGCTAGTCGTAAAAAGGCAGGGCAGCCAGAGCTTATGCCTAAGGTAGTGTGTAAGTCTTCTTATACAACTTTTGGTACTGACATAATGGATAATGTTATAAGAGACGTACAGAGGGAGCATCCTCACTTAGCATACTGGGCTAATAAGCTTAAGAAAGAAGGAAAGCCACCATTAGACGCAGGGCAATTTACTGGGGAAGCAACTGACAGAGAGTCTACAAAGACTGGCTTCAGAGGTAATAAAAAAGACTATGCTAACAACCAGGGTAACTTGTGGGCAACTACAGTATCTCCAGCAGGTAAGGAAGGTGTAGACTTTGGTAATGCACACCTTATGCTTATGTATGACCAAGACTGGAACCCACAGAGGATGGCACAGTTCACTGCCAGAGTTAGACGTTCGGACTCTGCAGAGAAAGCTCATAATCAAGTAGGAAGGTCGAACTCAGTAAGAGTAGAGTCTCTTCATATGCCAGGCACAGTGGAGGACTTTATGTTTAATGCTGAAGATGCTAAGATGAGGGACATTAACCAGGTTACTAGGGCAACTAGAGACGAAGAGGAGTCCCGTAAGTTTGGGGACTCAGAGGCGCAAATAGGTACTAGTAGAAGATTCTCCAGAGGCGCAAACCGTAAAGTGGGTAATACACCTAAGAATACTAAACTAGCACCTGACAGAGAAGTGGCTATACCTGAGCCAAGAAAAAGAGCTGCAGCAAGGCAAGAAGTTGCAGCAACAAAAGCACTGAAGCTAGTAATTTTATTATAAGTGGAGCCTCTACGGAGGCTCTGTATAAAAGGAGGCATAATTATGAGCGATAACGTAGCTAATCAAATTAACAGCATTAGGCTAGCATTAGAAAACCAGCGAGCTTACTTTAAGGATAAGACAGATGGCCACGCAACACAAATAGCTAGTCTAAATACAAATAAAAGAATATTCAAGCCAAAACTATGTACTATGATGCTTGATACAGCTATGAGTCCTGAATGGGAAAATTATTATTCAGATGCGAGTCGCACAACAGGTTTAGATAATATACAAGAATATGGGTATGATGGGTATATAGCAACGGTTGAGATACAACCTAGCAAAGCACAAAGAGACGCATTCATAGCAGGAACATTAGCAGAATCAGCATTAGTATATAGAAGTTATTCTTCAATAGATATACTTGTGCAAGAAATAGCTGACGCAACAGCAAGAGGACTTAAAATGTTAGGCTTAGAAGTACATTGCATATGGGCAAGGGATAACTGGAGTAAATTAACACCCGCTACATTCTTTTCTCAATTTGATATAGGATTGCAAAATTTAATGACAAATATTAATTGCGGAGAATTTATAACTTTATTCAACGAATGTGGCTCAGCTAATATTTTAGCAAGTAGTAACTATTCTTATATTGAAACATCCTTAGCTAAAGTACAAGCAAAAGGGTACAAAACTGGTCTTGCAGGCGATGGTGTAATAACTGGTCTAATGAACTATGTAGATATTATATCTATTCATAGTTACCCAACTATTAGCAATAAAGGCACAGGGGTTACCATACAGGATGGTATAATTGCGTGGGAGCTATCAAGACTAAGAGATACTATAAGAAACTACCATGTTTCATACCCAACTAAAGATATATGGATATCGGAAACAGGCACACAAAATTATTATGAGTCATTAGTATGGCCAGAGGCATACTTAGCTACAGGAACTAAGAGTTCTAATAATATAGTGCAAAGGATTTATCAAGAAGGATTATTAGAATACTTCAAAAATGAAACTTACATTAAAGGGGTGTCTCTTTTCTACTTAGATACATCTGCACACTACCAATTGTTACAAGAATTATATGATTTCTATTTAAGGAATGGGGGCGAATCATAATGATAGGATGTGTCAAATCATACGGAGAACTAGCACCAATAAGCTTAGACTATAGTGCATATGCGGTTGCATTGTTTAGAATTAAAATTACAACAGCAGAAAGAGTGGATATTAATAATTTAGGCGCATTAGTAGTTAGACTTTACTCTATAGGTGCATCTATAAAATATAGGGATTTAGCAATAAAGGTAGAGTCTACTGATGGAACAACATTTGTAGTAAATATGAATGAGTTTTTAAAAAATTCAGCTTCAGACATCCCATGTCGTATTAAAATAGTTGGCAATTATGCATATTTTTATGCGCAAGCATGTAATAAATATGAATCGTTAGCCTTCCAAATTTTATATGCTGTGCATCAAGGCTATGTGGAAACCCTAGATTCGAGTTATACAATGACTAATGCAGATTTCATAGCAACTACAAATTCCTATGCACCTGGAAACTATGCGTTTTATACACCAAGTATCACTTATAATGCATCATATTGTAGTGTATCTAATGATAGCCAAGTAGACAATAATACCATCGACGAGTTTGTAGTTGCACATATTACTACAAGAGTGTGTATAACCGCAGCATGCCCAGCAGGTACAGTACTATTTACCTGTAATAAGCTACCTTTAAATAGGTCAGTCGTATTTTTTGCGGACATTCAAGCTGCTTATGATATGACGGTCACACCTACTAGGGTGCCTATGAGTATTAACACTAGTGGGCAATGTACTTGCAAGCAAGCGTTAGTATCAAGTAATAATTTATACATTGATGTACGCTATAAATTTCAGTAGTGGGCTTGTTTGATTATGTCTAGTAAAATAATTTTAATATAGTTAGGAGCCTCTACGGGGGCTCGCTGTAGGGGGTAGAACAATGGAAGACGCTGATAGAATGTTTGATAAAGCCTCATTCAGAGGTCTAAACAGTGCCTCAGAGGCCAAGTCAGCTGTGCACTACTTAGCACACAATGAGATTAAGTTTAGGCAAGAGCTAGCCACTGAGGGCTTAAGCTATGAAGAGACACAGAAAGAAGTTGCAGCTATATGGAAGTCAGTACTAGCCGCCTGTGACAAGTACAAATACTCAGACTACATTACAATAAGTAAAAAACAAATATATAAAGTTTAGGAGGTCCTAATATGGGATATGCAGAATCACAAAGATACTTTAATACAGCTGCAGGCCAAACTGAGGTACTACAAGGTAGCAACGGTCTGTTATATGAGACTACACCTGCCTTTACAGTGCAAGCTTCTATAACAAGAAGTAGCACCGTAACTACCTATACAGCAGGTCAGCTAATATTAGGGTCAGGAGCTACAGTGCTCCCAGCATTAGACTTAAGCTCTCTTGTAGGGCTAAGCTTAGCAAATAGAAAAATAGCAATTACAGGTGCCTTTTTAGTATCTAGTAATGGCGCAAATAGTGCTTTTAATGGCTCTATAGATTTTTTTAATGTCAATAGCCCAGCAGGCACAGCGTATGCAGATTATGTAGCATTCACACCGACTGCAGCTGCACTAGCAAGTAATTTTGTGGGCACTCTAGACAACATGAATAATACTAGAAAATATGGTACAGTGTCTAATTTATCTATGCAGACAGAGGTGCTAAGAAAATGTACACTTGATGCAAATAGTAAGCTGTACTTTGCTCCAATAGTTGGGGCAAGTGGCTATACACCTGCAAGTGGTGAAGTGCTTACACTAATACTAAAATTCTACTTGTTAAACTAGAGGAGGCGCCAGTATGAGTATACTGCTTAATAGTGCACCTAAAAAAGGAATAGTAAAAAATGGCTTGATTTTAAATTTAGATGGTAGAGACTTTCAAAACAAGCCGTCTACAACTACCTGGAAAGACAGAGGACCAGGAAGTTCTTATCAGTATTCTAACATGTGTACTAATGGTGATTTTAGCCTAGATACCAATGCAGATGGGATAGCAGATGGGATTGGAATAAGCACATCAACAGCAAACAATTTATCTGTAAGTAATAATACACAGTCATTTACACCTACTGCTATTTACGGGGGAATAGCATTTCAAATGTCCTTTGTACAGAATCATGTATACTATGCATCAGTAAAGGTTAATTCTACCCATATCATCACAGTACAGTTTAATGACGCTCCCACATATTCAGCCAGTCACAACTCAGGAGTAGCTAGTTTTCAAAGAATAACCCTAAGGTATGTTAAGACATCTGCTAACGCAGCAGGAGCACTTAATATACAAGATAATAATACTAGTGGGTTTGTGCCAGTACAAGTGCAACAGCTACTAATCTTAGATTTAACTACAATTTTTGGAGCAGGAAATGAACCTACACAAGCATGGTGTGATGCCAATCTAGGCTCTGTATCAGCTACTGGCCGCACAATAAAGGGTAACGATGCTATTCCCAGTAATTTTAGCTATACCTCAAGTAGTGGCAGCGATAACAGAGGTGGGGTAGTATTTGATGGTGTAGATGATAAGATAACCATACCCAACTCAGGTAGTTTTATATCTATGTATAAAAACGGTGTTGCAATAACACCAAGGGACACTATAAGCGATGCAGGCACTGTGAAAAGCATTCTAGCTTATAACAGAACTTTAACTCAATCAGAAATTGTGCAGAACTATATAGCTGTTCAAAAAAGGTAATTGCTCAAAATAGCAGGAGATATAATATCTTCTGCTATTTTATTTTGTGGTGCTAAACTTAAGCAATTTTAGCCTTGCTAAACCTTTCCAAAGTTGGTATATTTGTAGTGTAAATTTATGTAAGCAGTGCACTATACAACAAAACCACGTAAGGGGTAGTATAGAGTCGTGTGTGTACCAGTCAGGTCGGTTCTGCCAGCTCTACCGCCCTACTTTGAGCACTGCACACGGTTCTATAGTGCCCCTTAAGTCATATATTCAAGGGAGGTGGTACACATGCAAGACAGTATTGAAGACAGCTACAACCTGTTTATACCTATCGAAGACCACGACCTTATGAAGTCCGTAGAAGCTGACGAAAACGGGGACTACATAGTACAGGGCGTTATGACCTCCGACGATGTAGATGAAGAGGACGACAGCATTACACCTGAGGGTATGGACTGCAGCTACTTTTTAACTAAGGGCTGGATTAAATACGAACACGGTAATGCACCTAACCAGTTTATAGGGGAACCTCTAGAGGTTAGAGTAGGCCAGTTTGAACACCCTACATTGCACAAGTCTGTCAGTGGCATCTATGTCAAAGGTAGACTGTTTGCTCAAAGAGAGCTCACAAAACAAGCTGTAGGTATGCTTCAGGACTTACAGAAGTCCAATACAAAGCGAAGGATGGGCTGGAGCATTGAAGGCAACGTAAAAGAGCGGGACCGTGACTCAGGTAAGATAGTTAAATCTATCCTTAGGAACGTCGTGCTTACGCTAAATCCTGTGAATACGACCACTTGGGCCGAGCTATCTAAATCCTTTGCTAAGAACCATGAGCTAACTATAGACATGGAGAAGGCTATGGACATAGGTGCAGCAGCTGCTATAAACAAGCAATCACTCGAAGGCGACTGTGTCCCCGTAGATGGAGAACCAGGAGAGCCTGCGAAATGGATTAAGCTTTTCAGGGAATTTGTAAAAGGCTGCCTAATAAGCAAGTCTTTACGTAATGAGTTCGTAGCTAGTCCTCCGAGCGTAGTAGGAATGACCGCCTACACATACGCACTGGATACAGGGCTAGATAACGAGGATGCATACGAATTTGCATCTTATATATCCGATAGACACGAAGTCCTAAAATCCTTGTTTGGGACTACTAATTTTGGAGGTGGCACAATGGCAAAGATAAGTAGTTTGTTAGATGCAGACTTAGAAGAGCTTCAAAAGTCTTTCGATAACGAGGACAATGAAGACGAAGGTAAAGATAAAAAGAAGAAAAAAGACGACGAGGACGACGACGAAGGCAGCGAAGATGATAATAAAGGCAACGAGGGTGATAACGAGGACGATGACAAAGAGAAGTCTTTAACACCAGACTTTGCTAAATCGTTTGCAGCTGAAGACGGCAACGCCCAAGCACTTGACGTATCTGAGTTCTTATCTAACTTAGTAGACGAAGTAGGTTACAGCATGGACGGGTTCGCTAAGTCAATGACACACGTAACTAAGCAGAATAACGTAATAGCTAAAGCACTAACTTCAGTGTGTGAGCTAGTTCAAAGTCTATCTGATAAAGTAGAGGACCTACAAACAGAGAACGGTGACCTTCAAAAGTCGCTTAACGATGTATTAAATATGCCAGTAGGTAGAAAAAGCGTAGTAAGTGGTAAAGAAGTAGTAACACTTCAAAAAAGCTTAAATGCTGATAGAACGCCACTTAACAGAGCTCAAGTAGGTGACATTCTTATGAAGTCATTTGATGCTGGAGAAATACCAGGTAGCACAGTGTCTCGTTTTGAAGCAGGTGTAAATTTAAGTCAATTAAGTCTACCAAAATCTGTCACTGACAAATTAGGATTATAAGGGGGTAACACACATGGACGAAATTACAGGATACGGCTCATCTACTCTAAGAATTAGATGAACTTAATAAAGCATTAGGAACTGGTGAAGTAGGGGATGCCTACGTAGGTGCTGGTGTCGCAGGTGACATGACTGCCCTTAGACCTCAGTCACTTGAAGGTACTTTAAAGGTAGTTACAGCTACAATAGAACAAATCAAGATGTGGAAAAGAATAGGTAAGAAAAAAGCATTTAATACTGTAGAAGAATTTAATGTAATGGACAGCATGGGAGGTAACACTTCACCGTTCTTCACTGAAGGTGGGTTACCTAACGAAGAAGATTCTAACTACATCAGACAATCTCAATACGTTAAGTTCTTAGGTACTACTAGAGTTATTACTCATCCAGCTACCTTAGTAACTAACACAGTGGGAGATATAGTAGCTAGAGAAACTACTAATGGTACTTCATGGTTACTACAACAACTTGAAAAAGGGCTATACTTTGCTGATTCCAGCTTAGACTCATTAGCTTTTGATGGTATCATCCCTCAAGTTAAGAACTTTGTAAAAGGTAAACCATATGAAACTCAACATGTTATTGACATGAAGGGCGCTCCATTAGATGAAAGCACTTTGGAAGACATATGTACAGTTATTGCTGATAACTTCGGAAGAGGGATGCTAGAACTTCATATGACTAACCAAGTTAATAAGGACCTTTCAAAAATCATCATGGGAACATCAGGAAGACAAAGAGTAATAGGCACAGGGACTGAAGTGGACTTAGGTGCACCAGTTAGAGGCTACTTAGCTAACACAGGTAGAGTAGAGTTCGTAAACAACGTATTCATGAAACCTCAAGCTACAGTGCCAACTGCAAGTGCTAACGGCGCTCCAGCGGTACCAACTTTCCCAGCTTCTCAATTAACAGCAGCTGCAGATACTGCAAGTAACTTAGCAGCAGGAACTTACTACTACTTTGTAACAGCTAAAAATAGTGCAGGAGAATCTGCTCCAGTATCGTTGGGCTCAATAGCTACAACTGCAGGGCAAGCAGTAACTATACTTATTAATAGAGTAGTAACTTCTCCAGTAGCTAAGTCTTACAAAGTGTACAGAGGCTACTATTCAGATGCTACTAAAGCTCAATTCATGGTAGAAGTTAAGGATGCAGGTACAGGTACTACACAATCTATTGTGGATGAAAACTTGAATATCCCAGGAACTCATACAGCGATTCTTATGGATAATGACCCAGACCAAGTTCTAGCATTCAAACAATTAGCTCCATTAATGAAATTACCGCTTGCTAGAATTTCAGCAGCAGAAAGATTTATGATACTGCTTTATGGAATGGTGCAAGTGTACAACCCAAGAAGAATGGTAGTTCTTAAGAATATCGGAACATTAGGTCTTAACAGTAATAGAGAATTATTTACACCTAGCTATGGTGCAGCTTCTTATGGTACTGTTCACCCAGTGCTTCAATAATCTTAAATTAATTGAATAAATAGGGAGCTGGGGCTATTCTTGGCTCCCTTATTTTAATAAAAATAGGTCTAATTGGTATGAGAGGAGAGTAAAGAGCATGGCAAAAATAGTTAAAAAATTGTTTGGACATAGTAATTTTCCAGAGAAGGTTCATGTACTGAAAGAGGCAGCAGAGTTTGACCACAGAGGCTTAGCTAAAGTATCAGATGAGGCAAGCAAAGTATTTGATGAACTACCTGGCTATGAGCTTTTAGGGGAAGCAGCTGAAGAAGGCATAGAGGTTCTAGCTACTGAGGACAAAACTGAAGCTAAGGAAGAAGATAAAGTGGAAGACACTGAGCCTGAGAATATTGAAGAGGTAGACACCGAAGAGACAACAGAGGCTGATGACAATACAGAAATGCCAAAGTTAAAGAAGCTTAAAAAAGCGGTACCAAGATAAATAGGGGGAGGTGCATTCTATGTCAGGTTTAAGGGGCTGCAGAAATGTACAGGTGCTTACAAGCGTATCAAGTGGAACACTCGGTACACCTAGCATGTACGTAGAAGTAACCAATAACAACGCTACAGATATTCTTATTTACATTAATGATTACCCTGACCAGGGGCATCCTACAGCAGGTGTAGCTTCTCAAGGTATACCTATAAAAGCTGGGACTACCCGTGAAATTCCTATGTATGTGTACAACTTCACTGCCACTGGTGCAGTTACAGTAGTTGCATACACAGCCTAAGGAGGCGGTCATATGACTATGACTAGCTACTCAGACACTAACTTACCAAGTGTTGCTGAAATGCGCAGACGATGGTGCTTTGGGCTTCCACTTTATGATAGCTCTGGCATTCCTATGGATGATGATGATATACAACTAGCTATAAATAGTGCTATTAGCAAGATGGAGCGTTATGTAGGTATATACCTGAAGCCTATGGTAATCTGCAGTAATGCAGTGGAACGTGGCTTAGTAAAGGGTACAGACTATGAAATAAGCGAACCTGCATACGACTACAGGGCTAAAGCCTTTGGTAACTGGGGCTTCTTGCAACTTAGAGAACGTCCAGCACGTGACCTTAAAAGTGTACAGCTAGTCCTACCAAACGGACTAACAATTATAGACTTTATGACTAGGCCTGAGTGGATTAAGTTCTATGGAAAACAGGGGCAGCTACACATAGTACCATACGCAGGAGACCCTACAGTGTTCGCACTGCTCGGTGGCTCTCAGTCTGGTTACTCTTTTGTAACAGGTCAAATTAACCAAAATATGCCTCAGATGTGGTATATAGACTATACTGCAGGGTATGACTTAGGTGAGGTACCCAATGATATAAGAGATATAGTTGCTAAGCTGGCAGCTATAGATATTCTAGGTATAGCAGGTGAAGGGCTTGCAGCAGGTGTAACTAATACATCTACATCTATTGATGGTTTATCTGAGAGCTCAGGTACAACTGTCAGCGCCTCTTCAACTCTGTACAATGGGCATATAAATCAATTCCAAGCTGAAGTAGATAAGTTCTTTGACGAAAAGGACGGAGGCGTTAGAAGCTCTGAGAGGGGCATTACATTCACAGTGTTATAAGGGAGGTGGCAGCTATGGGACAGACACCAATACTTCATGCAGCAAATTTTGAAGAGATGATAGACCGCAGAGGCAGAACAGTGTCATGGCAAGAAGCTATTACATGCTCTTGCTGGAATTTAGACAGTGGCCAACCATCCTATGCATGTAATGCTTGTAGTGGTAAAGGCTTCATATATCAGGCACCAAGTGATGTTAAAGCACTAGTAACTAGTGTTACTTTAAATAAAGAATATGCAGATATGGCAGGTGTATTTGATGTAGGGGATGCTGTTATGACAGTACCTAAACGAATACCTGTAAGGACTTTAACAGGTGCACTTACATCCAATTTTACAGACAATCCAATGTTTGACATAGGTGTGAATGATAGGATTACCCTGCTAGATGATGAGTTTAAAACCTCGGAAATCTTAATTAAAGGAGAATCTATAGGCCACCGTAGCCCAGATACACTTTTAAATGACCAGATAACCCGTATAAAGGGCGTTAGTTACTTTGATAGACTAACTGGTCTAGAGACAAAGTACAAGGTAACAACGGACTATGTGCTAAATGGAAACACCATTGAGTGGATAGCTGGGGGAAGTGCACCTACAGACGGAGCTCAATATAGCGTAACGTATGCACATAGGCCAGTTTACACTGTAATTGCAACACTACCGAAGCCAAGACACCAAGACGGTCAAGATTTCCCTAGATATGTAGCTTTAAGGTACCTATCAGGGGCGGTAGATAGACCATGAGTGTGTTGACTATAACCGCTGACCTACCTGAATTAGACAGCGTACTAAAAGCCGTAGCAAGCGCCCAACAAGGTAGACTTCCATATACACAGGAGGCAGTTAGAGCTGCCCTTACAGATGTAGTTCAAAGGACCTGGATACAATATGCTTCAGGGGCTACTGTATCTTACTCAGGGGGTGAGTTCGTAGTCCACGTAGTCTCAGGTGAGTATGTTAGAAGCATACAAGAAGGCTTCCGTATGGATGGTGACCTAGCAGGTGAAATAACATCTACCTCGCCACACGGAGCCACTATAGAGGGTGGTATCAGCGCATACGACATGAAGGAAAAGCTGCTAAATTCGCCTAAAGCTAAGATAGGCAAAAACGGTAATCGCTATATAACTGTGCCCTTTAGGCATGGTACACCAGGCGCAAGCACTATGCCAAACATGCCAAAAGCTGTATATAAAGACGTTAAGAAGCTGGGCTATAGTAGACGTAACAATGCGCTTACAGCACAGAGTACAGGCCGCCAGTATACATGGGGTGGCAGGTATAAGAACACCTCTGAAGGTATGAGAAGTAAAATTGTGAAAAAAGAGCAAGGATATGGTAGATATACGTGGAAAACAGGGATGTTTAGTGGTATGGTAAAAGTAGGAAGTGCAAAGCATGGACAGTATTTAACTTTTCGTAGAATATCGTCTAATTCGGACCCTAATTCGTGGCAATTTCCAGGTGTAAAGGCCAGACCTATTCGACAGGCGGTCATTGAGAATACAAGAGAAGAGGTACTACAACTCATTAGAACTGGGTTTGAAATGGACTTATACTTTATGGGATTAGGGGGTAATTAAATGAGTTTTACATTTAACACGGTAGACGTAAAAGATGAATTAGTTAAAAGGCTTAAAGTGGAACTAGTAAACTTTGGGTATACAGGAAATCTTACTGTAAAAGTACTCAAGGCAGACCCACAGAGTCCCGCAGAGCTTCCGTGTATTGGGATAAACCGTACAGACGATAGTGAGACCTCGCAATCTATAACAGATGGTGAAGGCACACGCTACAACTCAACTACTAAAGAACTCGACACATTCTATGGTACCTTCTTTGATGAATCAATGGAAATACGTGTGTGGCACACTAACGCAGACGAGAGAGACAAGTTATACCAAGTTGTGCGAGCTACTTTATTCGCTGTAAGGTCTGACCTTGTAAGCAGCGGCCTTCTTAACATAGCGCTAAGAGGTGGTAGAGACGAGCAAGATAGCACTATGGCGCAGGCACCTATGGTTCTGTACTGGTCTACCATTACAATGACCTACTTAAACCCACTAGACGTAAACTTTGTAAGCACTGTAGACAGCATTGATAGTATTACAGCAGCTACATCACTTAAATAAAAAAAAAATTAATAGGAGGATGATATATATGGAAGAAGATACTACAACAGTTACACCTGAAGCAGCAGCGGAAGTTACACCTGAAGCAGCAGCGGAAGTTACACCTGAAGCAGCAGCGGAAGTTACACCTGAAGCAGCAGCGGAAGTTACACCCGAAGCAGCAGCGGAAGTTACACCTGAAGCAGCAGCGGAGGTTACACCTGAAGCAGCAGCGGAGGTTACACCTGAAGCAGCAGCGGAAGTTACACCTGAAGCAGCAGCGGAGGTTACACCTGAAGCAGCAGCGGAGGTTACACCCGAAGAAGTGGCAACAGGAACAACAGCTGAAGAAGCTGCAGCAGCTATGCAAACTATAAAAGATGCTATGCTTGTATTGGAAGATTTTGTAAAGTCTGAATCAATTAATCCAGGACTTCTTGCAAGTTTTAAAGTAGAACCAGCAAATGACAGGGAAACACCAAGAAGTAAAGAAGAGTGGGAAAGAGACTTCGACACTCAATCCCGCAGAGTATACAGATAAAAGGAGGTAACACAGTATGGCTATTAATATATCTTTCGGAGGCGCTACTATTCAGCGTCCAGGTTCCTATTCAACTGTAGATACGACTAGCATGACAGCTGTAACTGCAGGTGGTTTTAAAACTCTAGCTATGGTTGGAGTACCAAATGCATCTAACACCTGTACTGTAGGCTCAGTGTCTGACTTCAATGACCCTATTCTAGCAGCCGCCGCACTAGGACAATGCGAAGCACTAGAACTTATGAAGATAATGTGGGCGCATGGAGCTGACCTTATAGAGTTCTCTCCAGTAGCACAATCAGCCACAGACACAGACTGGCAATCAGCTATTGACTGTCTACAAAGTGCCAGCATAGACGGGATTGTAGTGGCATCAAACTCTGTATCTATTAATGCTAAGGCTTTTGCACATTGTACCCTAATGTCTAGTGTGCTAAATAAGAGAGAAAGATGGGCCTTTGTGGGTCATGCGGCAGGACTTACAGTATCTGCAATAGCAGCACTACAAGCAGCCTTTGCCTCTGAGTTAGTAGTACTAGCTACACCAGAGGTTTATAACTATGATTCAACTGGTGCTTCAGTACTCTGTGGTTCTGAGTACCTAGCAGCAGCTTATGCAGGTACCTGGGCTGGTCAAGAACCTGAAGTCCCAATCACTTATAAATACGTATCATTCCCAGGACTAGGAAAAATATACAATGGTACTGACATTAATACGTTATTAGCGGCACATATAGCACCAACAGAGTATGTACGTAATAAAGGCTATAGAATAGTTCAAGGGGTTACTACATCTGCAAGTGCTGACTTAACAGAGTGTGAATTATCTGTATCAACTACAAAAGTTTATATGAACCAAACTATTAGAGAATACATGGACGACAAGTTTGTAGGTCAAGCAGGTGTAGTAGGCATAGAGACTACTATGTACAATGATTTAGTAACTTTAATAGAAGGGTTCAAAACAGCTAAGTATATATCTGGATACGACTCGGCTACTGTATCTGTAGTAAAAAACGGCACAGCATTTATACTACAGTGGGAAGGTTACCCTACATTACCAATCAACAACTTCCTATTAACTACACATTTAACACTATAATCAAAGGAGGTATACGTATATGGCTAGTATTAGTAAACAAACTGCACATGCAGGGCATACTATAAAACTAAAAATAGGTGGTGTAGAAGTCGGAAGAGCACAGTCTGTAGACGGTAAGCGTTCTTTCGGTCAAGAAGGCCAGTATGAAATAGGCTCTATTATGCCACAAGAGCATGTACCATTGAAGTATGATGGCACAGTGTCCCTTGATAAATTTAAGATTAGAACTAAGTCTTTAAAAGATTTAGGGCTAGCTGCACTAGGTGTAGGTATCTTAAATATGGGTGTAATTGATATTGAGATTACAGACAGATTCACAAATGACATAGTAGTAGTTTACAGAGGTTGTTCACTTAATGACTATTCTGAGAACTTTAAAGCTAATGCTATAGCAGGTGAAAATGCCACATGGTCTTACTTAGCAGCTGACCAAGGAACTGCCGAATCAGTTTCGTAGGTATCCTACAGGGTATTTTAATTTTAATAGCCTCTACCTTTTTGGTGGAGGCTGTTTTATAATCTAATTATGGTAAATATATAAAAATATGAAGGAGCTGGTTAACAATGGAAAAGGCACAAAATGCAGAAAATATGGAAATAGTAAAAAAACTTATGGAAAATGCAGAGCAAGTTAGATTAGGTAGTGAAGCGCAAGAAGGTATACGTATAGACTATATGTCATTATATGGTAATAAGTATGAAGGCACCGTAGTATTCAAAAGACCTAGCATGAAGGACTATATGAGAATGGGAGCTCTAAAATCAGAGTACTTAAGACTCAATGGTGTAGTAAATATTAACCTAGTAGATAGTAGTATAAAGGAAATGGCTCAAGTTATGGCTACTCTTACAGTGCTGCTAGTTAAGCGTCCTGAGTGGCTAATGAAGCTTGAAGAAGTAGAAGAACTTGATATGCTATTCCATGTATTTGCAAAGTACGAGGTATGGGAAAACTCCTTTCGTAAACCACGTGAGACAGAACCTACAGGAAATAGCGGAGTTACCGAGTGAGCGTAAACTTTGGACGCTAAGGAAGTTTTATGCAGGTAACGGTGGCTGCCTGCCCCCTACTGACCCTAGAATACTAAGTATGACACCAGAACAAATAGACCTAGAGTTTACACATATGGCAGTGGACCAAAGGCTTAGTGACGAGGCTAGTGGTAATAAAGTATACGAAGATGCAGAATATGAGAACTATGACAAGGACACTGATGATATGGATGATAAACTATCAGATATGCCTAAAATAAACTACAATAGTGATAGTGATAGTTGGCAGGATGTAGACTAATTAATAGGGGGTGAGAATTATGGCAACGTCAGAACAGTCCATAAGAGTTTCAGCCAAAGGTGAATTTACGCAGCTAGAACGTAGCCTAAAAGACCTTAAAGGTGACCTTAAAGGCGTTATGGGTGAAATAGACAAAGGCGCACGGAAGGGTGGAATTTTTGACGATTCATCTTTCCGTGCGCTTGACACGTTTAAGCAGCGTTTTAAGGGCACTATGGATGAGGTAAACGGTCAGTTCAAAAAGCAAAATGATATAATAGACGACCTCACAGATAAAATGCGGTCTGCTAATATGGTCGATAAGATAGAAATTAATGATAAAATCAAAGCCAGGGAAAAAGAGCTAGATGTACTAAGAAGACAAGTCTTTGAGGTAGAAAAGCTATATAAGAAAAGGGACTCAGAGGCGAACAAATTTGAGTTTAAAGTACCAGGTAGTGGCAGCTCAGGTAGTGGCTCAGGCTCTTCAAGCGGCGGCGGTGGTAATAGCTTTTCAGCTGGGGCTATAACTAGCGCACTGGGTGGTGCAATCAGTAAAATTGGTAGCATTGCAGGCACTGTAGGTAAGTTTACCTTAGGCTTAGCAGGTCTTGGAAGTCTTATGTCAATGGCTACAGATGCATACCAAATTGCATACCAAAGGCAGGTAGGCTCGTTAGACCTAGCACAACGTATCAGAGGCTATAGCTATAACGGCTCTGCAGTCGATATGTACAAGCAAGCAGCAAATACAGGTAGAAGAAGCAATATGGGATACACTGAGTCAGAGTCCTGGGCACTTCAAGATGCTTACAGCTCAAGAGGTGGCGCTCTCGGTGCTAACCAACAATATGGCTTACAAATGTTTTCCAGAGGCTATGGTTTAGACTCAGCTCAAGTAGGTAGTAGCATAGGGGGCATTAAACAGCTAGGTGGTGTTACACAGCCTAAAGAATTTGCAGATATGATAGCAGGCTCTGTAAGCCAATCAGGTATGCTTCCCCGTATTATGGAGGTTATGCAAGCACATACGTCCTTGCTTAGCAATATCAATACAACCTTTAAAGATGGAAGCTCCTCTCAAATACTAGCCTATCAGACTACTTTAGATAGGATAGGTAACGAGAACGGCATGACTAAGCTTACAGGGCAACAAGGTGCTAATGTTATCAGTGGCTTAAACGGTATTTTCCAACCTGATAATGATAAGTGGCAATGGATGGGAATGTCAGCCCTACAAAAGTATAACCCTGGCAAATACGGTGGCATGGGGCTTTATGACTTGCAATCAAGTTTTGAAGACGGTCTGCAAAATGGAGATAACCTACCAGCTATGGCTCAAGAGCTTAAGCAAATGTCAGGCGGTAATAATGATATATTTAAAAGAATGATGCAATCCTGGCTTCAAGATGGTGGCTTTAACGCTACTAAGAGTCAGGTTACTGAGCTGGATAAAGTAACCAACGGTTTCTCAGCTTTTGACAAGACTGCAATTGATAGTGTAATGAGCACTAATGCAGCTACAGACTCTGGGGCTAAGTATACTGCAGAAAGACAAGATGAATACGGCCAGCACATTCTAGACGTTGAAGCTAACTTTGATAAGGCACTCGGAGACTTAGGTGAGAAGTTCTTACCTATAATTACAGACCTTAAAGAAGGTGCTACAGGTATTCTTAATGAACTTAATGACCATACGCAGTACTTAGATAAGATACTAGAGGGCGTATTAGGCATAGCCGCTATTGTTGCAATAAGTAGCTTAGCAGGTGGGGCAAGTAGTCTGCTTAGTAAGCTATTTAAGAAAGGTGGTGGCAGTGGTGCGGCTGGTGAAGCTATAGAGGCAACCACTGCAGAGGCCAGTGCTGCTGAAAAAGCTGCAAGTGGCTACACTCGTAAAGACTTAGAGGAAATAGGGGTAGGCCGAAATGGTAAAGCAGGCGCACTTACTGATACAGAGGTTGCGAAGCTAAAAGAGCTAAGTGGTGGAGATACCTATGCCCAAGGAAAACTTGAGCAACTATATAGGGCAACAGGTGACATGGAGTCTGTAGAGTATGCAGCCAGTGGAAAAGCAATGCCTAGTGACCTTATAGATATGATGGCTAGAGGTGACAAAGGTGCTTCAGCAAAATTATCTGCTTACTATGAAAAAACTGGTGACTTGGCTGCAACTATAGACAAAGGTTCAGCTTTAAGTAAGGGTGTATCCTCCGCAGCAGTAGATGCAGAGTCAAGCAGTGGCCTATTGAGCAAACTCTTAGGTGGCGGTAAAAAAGTACTAGGTTTTGGTAGTAAAGTGCTAGGTGGGGGTTCCCTGCTAGGCGGTGCTATAGAACTAGGTACCAGCCTATACAGCGGCGAAGGTCTAGGAAGGTCTGCTAGTAAAGCAGGTGGCACAATGCTAGGGATGGCAGGCGGTGGCATGGCAGGCGGTTCTCTAGGTACTATGCTAGGTGGCGGTATAGGTGCCCTCTTCGGTGGTGTTGGTGCAATTCCAGGTGCAGCTATAGGTGGCTTTTTAGGGGAGCTCTTAGGCAGTGTAGGTGGTGGTATGGCAGGCTCCCAACTTGGGGGTGGCTTATATGATTCACTTAGTGGTAGCAACAGTGCAGCTAGTAAACAAGCCGCTACACAGCTACAAGACTTTGCACAAAAAGGGACCCTTGATATTAGTGGTTTAAATACAGAAGGGCTTGCAAAACTAGAAGAACTGAAGTCTCAAGGCCTTCTAAGTTACACAGACTTAGCTAAAAATGGGAAGTTACAAATAACCAATCTATCTACAGAAGGTGCAACTAGCTTACTTAGCTTGCAGAAAAAAGGTGATGTTTCCTTAATTAGTATGGATAACACCACAGCAACTAAGCTTGCACAGATAAGAAAAGATTCTAGTGACACAATGGATGACATTTATAAAGAGCATAAAAATATGAGTGCAACAACAACTGGATTTTTTGATAATTTTTGGAATGCTATAAAAGGTTTTCTAGGCATTACAAGTCCTGGTAGCTCAAGTAGCTCAGGGGGTAGTCACAATTCAGGGGGTGCGGCAGCACGAACTGGTGGCTCAAGTATAACTGCAGATACAGACGTAAGAGGTAATACAAACTCAACAACAGCAGGCGCTCTTAACTCATTATTAGGAGGTAAACTTGCAGGCCACGGCCAGGACTTCATGGATGCAGGTGCTGCCTATAATATAGACCCTAGCTTCCTAGCCGCTGTATCTATGCATG